TTGAATGGAGTCCCTCAAAGGGCTTTACTTTCCATGAAAGCGACTCAATTAAAAACAAGTCGTAAGTGGAACTCAATGATGAATAACGTTATTTTGAGAGGTAAAAACGGTCTTTATCAGCCGCCATCATTTAGTCACGTTTATAAATTAAGAAGTGTACAACAGTCTAATGACAAAGGTACATGGTTTGGTTGGGATGTGTCTAAGGTTGAACCTGTAAAAGACAGAGGATCATATGAAATGGCTAAAGCTTTTTCTAAGCAAGTATCTAAAGGAGAAGTAGAAGCTAAGCATAGTTCTGATTCTAACACCGCAACCAAAAGTCACTTTTAAGAATTCCCTAAAAATAACCACTTCAGGGAACGGTTGGGGCGACAAAGGGAGACTGGAATCGCCCCGCCAACTAAAGGAATTATGAAAAATTTTATTGATTTATTTTCAGGATTACAAAGAGCCCATGGATGTACCTACGTCGAAAAGAAAAACGCTGATGGAACCAAAATTAAGGGAAAATCTTTTGTNAAAAGAGAAGCCGTTACCGACCAATTGTGGACTAACCACCTCAAAGGAATAGAACCAAGTCTAGGAATTATACCTATTGATGAAAATAATAAATGTAAATGGGGATGTATAGACGTTGATAAATATAATTTAAATCATAAAAAAATTATAGACCTTATAAACAATTTTCGTTTACCTCTTACTATGTGTCGTTCTAAAAGTGGAGGAGCACATATATTTTTATTTACTACCGTTCCAGTGGATGCTTCTTTAATGAGGGATAAGCTAAGTTCTATTAGTGCGTTTTTAGGATTTGGTAACGCAGAAGTTTTTCCCAAACAAGTTGAATTAAAATCGGAAGATGATACAGGAAATTTTCTTAATTTACCATATTTTAATTCAGAAAAAACAACAAGATATGCCTTTAACTTTAAAGGTGAAGCAATTACACTATCGCAATTTTTTTTAGCTATCAAAAGACTTACTCCAGAAGAATTAGAAAAATTAGAATTAAAAAGACCTGAATCAGAATTTAGTGATGGTCCTCCTTGTATTGAGTCATTAACTCAGAACAAATTAAATGATGGGAGAGATCGAGTGATTTATCAATACATTCAATACGCTAAAAGAAAATGGCCTGAGGAATGGCAAAAGCATATTAATGCTTTTAATTATAAATACTTTGACCCACCACTAGATGACAAAACCATTCAAGATAAAATAAAATATCACGAGAAAAAAGAATTAGGTTTTAAATGTCAGGAAGATCCAATGTGTAATCATTGTGATAAAAAATTATGTTTAAAAAGACCTTATGGAATAAAAGGACAATCATTATTTCCAGATTTAAATGACTTACAAAAAGTAAATCTTGATGAGCCATATTATTGGGTTAATGTAGATGGTGAAAGAGTTAGATTAAGAGATACTTCTTATTTACAAGAACAAAGATTATTTCAAAGAGCAGTTATGGAACAAGTAAATAAAGTTCCACCTACCTTAAAGAAAAAAGAATTTACCGATATGGTTAAATTATTATTTTCCAATATAGAAATTGTAGAACCTCCAATGGGGTCTTCCAAAATTGAGCAATTGTTAGATCATTTAGAAGAATATTGTACAGATAGAACAGCCGCTGGTGTTAAAAAAGAAGATATGATGTTTGGAAATGTTTGGACTAATGCTGGAAAGCATTATTTTGTGTTTAGAGAATTTTTTAATAAATTTTTACTCAAAAGAAGATGGACAGAAAAATATGACGAGACTCTTATTATGTTACGAGATAAATGTGGGTGTGAAGTTGTAAGAGAAACTATAGGTAAGAAAAAAATAACAGTAACTAGTGTTAATGAATTTACACGGCAAGATAATGTTTATACACCTAAACAATTTAAACCTAAGGATGTATATTAATGCAAGAAATGAATTCGGATTTAGCTTTATTAATAGTATTAACAGCAGCTTGGATATTGGTTACATTATGATAAGAGAACAATTACTTTTATTTCCAGAATATGATGATTACAAAACACAAATAAGAAATGTAGATTATGTAGATCTTACTGACATTGACGTTAATTTATTTGATGAAAAAAGAAAACATCCATATAAACTTTTACCTAAAGATAAATTTTATATATTTAAAACTGGAGGTATTAATAAATTTAGACCAGATTTAGGTGAGAACTTTCCTTACATAAAAAACATGGAAACAGGACGTGTTTTATCAAGCACATTACATAGAACTTATATAAGAAGTACTATAACTTTAACCAATTATAGTCCAACAATTACCTTAGAGTTTAGATTACATAGAACTGCAGCAGAAGCTTTTATTATAAATGATGATATTAAAAAAAAATTAATTGTTGATCACATAAATGATGACAGGCTGGATTATAGAGTTAGTAATTTAAGATGGACTACAAATTCAAAAAATAATATAGGCACAAAAAGACCAAGGGGTATGTCTTATGAAGAAAAAAAAATAGCGTCAGGAATTTATTAAAATGAAAACTATTGTATTAGGACCACCAGGAACAGGGAAAACTACTACTCTTTTAAATGAAGTAGATAAATATTTAAAAAATACAGATCCTAATCGTATTGGTTATTTTTCTTTTACTCAAAAAGCCGCGTACGAAGCAAGAGATAGAGCAGTAGAAAAATTTAATTTAACAGAAGATGATTTACCATACTTTAGAACTCTCCATTCTTTAGCTTTTAGAACTCTAGGAATTAAAAAAGAAAACGTAATGCAGAAAAAACATTACGAAGATTTAGGAAAAAAAATAAATATAAGATTAGACTATCATGAATATGACAATGAGTATTCCGGAATTTTTAGTACCAATAGTGATATACTTAGAATAATTCAATTAGCAAAACTAAGAAGCATTACACCTGAAAGACAGTATAATTTAAAAGAACATACTCAAGATGTTTCTTTAAGAGATCTATTAATTGTTTCAAATGAAATAGAAGCCTATAAAAAAGAATATAATTTAATTGATTTTACGGATATGATAACTCAGTTTGTTTTAAGCGATGCCTCTCCTAAATTTGATGTAGTGTTTATAGATGAAGCTCAAGATTTATCTAGAGTTCAATGGCAAATGGCTAAAACAATATGGGATAAAACAAGAGATAGTTATATAGCAGGTGATGATGATCAAGCTATATTTAGATGGGCAGGCGCAGATGTAGATAGTTTTATTACACAAAAAGGAAGACTTTTAAACCTTACACAATCTTACAGAATACCTAGAGCAGTTCATGATGTTGCAATGAATATTGTGGGAAGAATTTCTAATCGTATTCATAAACAATGGAAACCTAAAACTGAACGTGGTCTTCTCTCTTATTATTATGAATTTCAAAATGTAGATATGTCTCAAGGTGAATGGTTAGTTTTAGCTCGAACTAGATATATGTTGGAGGATTTAGAAAATGTATTATATTCTAAAGGAATGTATTATAAAAATAAATTTAAGAAAGGATATGAAAAAGATTTATACGAAGCTGTGACTGATTGGGAGAATTCTCGCAAGGGAACTCCTTTAAGTATGGATCAAGTCAAAAGAATTTCTTCTTATATGTCTCCAAATAATTTTGCCAAAGAGAATATACAATATTTAGATAAAGATGCCTTTTATAGTGTTGATGAATTATATAATAACAAAGGTTTAAATACTAAAAATGTTTGGTATGAAGCCTTTGATCAAGCTCCTGAAGAAAAAATTAGATACATTAGAAGAATGAGAGAAAATGGGGAACAATTAAATAAAGATCCTCGAATTACTTTATCTACGATACATGGTGTAAAAGGAGGAGAAGCACAGAACGTAGTGTTGTTGACTGATTTAAGTAATAATACTCAAAAAAATTATGAAAGATATCCTGATGATGAAAATAGATTGTTTTATGTGGGTGCAACCAGAACCAAAGAACATTTACATATTATTAGACCGAAGGATATATACAAAAGTTTTAAAATATGAGTAAGGCATATAAAAAACAAATAGGTGGCTCCCATTATCAATCAATGGTTATTCAGCCAAGTGAATTTATAAATAAAAATAATATTCCGTTCGCGGAGGGGAATGCTATAAAATATTTATGCAGGCACAAACAAAAAAATAAAAAAGAAGATTTATTAAAGGCAATTCATTATTGCGAAATGGCAATAGAAAGAGATTATAAATAATGCAGGTACCTTTATTTAGACCACAAACCGAGTGGATACCACCAACTGATTTTCCAGACCTATCTAAATACGATGAAATAGCTATAGACTTAGAAACAAAAGATCCAAATCTA